CGGTATTGCGTTGGTTGATACAACCACTAAATCAATTGAATTGGTCTTTAACAATGTTGTTAAACACAAGAAGTTCAATATTAAAAGACATAAAAATGCTTGGATATTTGAAAACACAACACTAAAGCCAGAAGATGTTGAAAAAGCTAAAACTCTAGAAAGTTATTTCAGTGAAATACAAGGTCTTTTTGATAATTACAAAATGACTGCGTATAATAAATCATTCGATATTAGGTTTCTTGAAGCAGCTGGTTTTAAAATGAATGATATCAAGTGTCTTATGAAAACAGCCACTCAATATTCAGAATATAAGGATAAAAACGGAAATCAGAAGAAACCATCAGTAGAAGAAATATATAATCAGTTTTTTATGAAAACTGGTGAAGTTTATACTGAAGAACATAGAGCTGGAGCTGATGCTAAAGATGAAGCTAAAATACTGCTTCATATGGTAGATTTGAAGGATTCTAAGGCATTGGTCACCGATAGAGTTAAGAAGGCTCCTAGCACCACTAAAATGGCTTACAGACCCATTGATGTTAATGATAAGTTTCCTTTTGGAAAGCACAAAGATATGCTTCTTTCGGAAATAGCAAAAGAGAGTCCAAAATACATTTATTGGTGTTTAAAAAACGTAAAAGGTTTTTCGATAACTGATGAAGCAAAAAAATTACTTAAAACAAAAAAATAAAGCAATGAAGGAAAAGATTAAAGAAATATTAAGGGAAGAAGTGGTTAAAAACTCAATTGATGTAATAGTTTCAAGACCATTACAAGAATTGGTAATCATGCGTGGAATCCCAGGTTCGGGTAAGTCTACCAAAGCCAAAACACTTGTTCGTGAAGGTGTTATTCACTCAACTGACGAAGTAATCGAAGCTAAAGGTGATTATAGAGAATTCTTCCAAAAGATGGTTGAATCAAAGTGTTTCATCCAACTTATGATTGCACATAAGACCAACTTCAAGAACGCACATAAGTCAATGTTAGAAGGACGTTCCCCAGTTATAATAGACAACACTAACATCAAGGCTGGTGAAGCTAAGAAATATGTTATGGCTGCTTTAGAAATGGGTTATTCAGATTCTAACATAAAGATTGTTGATGTTGGAACTGGTGGTTTAGACGCTCAAGGGTTATCAGAAAGAAATACACATGGTGTCCCATTGGATAAAATAGAAATGATGATGAAAGCTCACAAATCAGTAGGTGAATTAACACTTAAGAAAATACTTGAAGCTAAGGATATGGAAAAACCAAAATCTGATGTTTCGTATTCTGGTATTATGTTAGATGGACAATCTAAGGCTGCTATATTAATGCATCCTCGTCTGGATATTCCAGAAGGTTGGAATATAACTAAGGATATGCATATGACAATTTGTCTTGGTCCTTTAAAAGATAAGACAGATTTGGGTAAAGAAGTTATCCTTACCGTTAAGGGATTGGGTTTAACTGATATGGTAATGGCCCTTGCGGTTGAAGGCTATATTAGTAAAAATAAGGTGCCACATATTACGGTAGCTGTTAATCCAAATGGTGGGAAGCCAAAAATGTCTAATGAGATAACTAAATGGGTTAATATCAAGGATTTCAATGTAAGTGGTATTGTAACAGAAGTTAAAAACGTTAAATAGTATGGTAACAGCACAAGTTGTATTATTAAATGACCAAGGGTTTGTATTAGGTGTGTCTAGAAAGACTGACCATACAGACTTATTCAGTCTCAGAATAAACCCATAAAAAACCATAAGCTTGTTTAAATTTACCTTTTAAACAAGGAGAAATATTAGCTCTAAAATAGCCTAATTCACGCTCAATTTCACGTAAAGAAATAAATTCTTTTATGAATTCACCGTCAATAGTTAATTGTTTAATATTTCTCCTACCTTTTTGGTTTAATTTATTTTCTAATTTTTCTTTTTCTGTTTTATCAGTCCATTGTTTTAATCCTTTTTCTTTAAGTAATTGAATATATTCTTTATCTTTAACTCTGATGTTTG